CTTCCAACTTCGCCTTGTTGCCTTGCGCATTTGGATCATAGATACTTGAACCGCTTTCTTGTTTCTTATCATCAGTCTTTATTTTTTTGAGCATCGACATTGTATAAACCGCAACGGCAAGCGCAATGATTATCATAGCGATACTGAAAAAATCTTGCGGTTTGATAACGAACTTTAAACACCTTGTTTTGCTCAATTTAAACACTGACCATAAATCACACGGTACTTCCTGCCCGTCTGAAAAGACAGTTACATTATCTTTTAGATTTTGTAAATTTAATCTCTGTAATGAGTGTTCTAGCAATTCTAAAATTGTTAAATTTGATTGATCTATATCAAATTCTCTGATCGGATTATTATCAATGCAATTACAAATTTTAATTCTCATAAAACAACCTCATTTTTTCGTGTCTATAAATTCTTATGCAAGGATTCGATTTAAAAGGCTCAAAACAGCTTCCTTTTTTGCTATCTGTATGCAATATATGACCGTAAATGTATATACCCACATGAACAAGTACAGAGTGTTTAAAATAGCAAATTACATCAAAATCTCGCGGTGTTTTAACCTCAGTAAATGAACCTTTCATTTTATCGTACCCGACTGTCATTGTGTTTTTCTGACAGTCTGTGCATGAGTCTAGTTCGATGTTTAATTCGTTTTGGTAAACATAGCATACTAGCCCCCAACAGTCTAAATACGGGTATTTTCTGCCGTTAGGTGTGTGAATGTTACGTAAATATTTTTCGATATTAACAGACATAACGCAACCCCTTGAACTGTTTAGCTGTATAGCGTTTGAACGGGAATTTGGCATTAAGTGTATCATGCCATCCGGCGGTAATAGTCGCACCTTTAGGAGTAACTTGACATGATGTTACGAACAAGGTTAATGAGTAACAAGGCTTGTATGCAGTCACACTGTCATACTCTGCTGACGTGTCAAAAGGTAAATATTCTAATACAGTTAAATAACATGGATTTGCACCCGTCATTATTGTATCTGCAATTTCCAACACTTCACCATTTATACTTGCTACACCAAAAGATAAGGCTGAACCGCTTTGATTTGTTCTTTCCGGTAGATTGATTTGAATACCACTAGGAGTAAACTCTCTTAACTCGTCATTGTGATCACGGGCAATAAAACCATGATACGATTGAGCAAAACAGATAGGAGTTGCAAGGCTTTCAGATTCAATCACAATAGCGTAAATTGGTGCATCTGTGCCGTTAGCATTGACAATGGCTAATTCGCTGAATTTACGTACCGGAGTTGCAGGTACAATTTCGGTTGCTATGGTTGTGTACTGTTTATAAAAGTTATTTGGTAAATCAAATTTACCACCGTATTTTAAACCTTTACTTATTACACATTCAGATAAATAGAATTGTGGATTTGAATTAGTATCACGATTGTTACAAACTGTAAACCATTCACCATTACGTGCTATTGCATCGGTGCTGAATGTGTCATGCCATGTTTTAATCGGATAACCATCGATGTACATTACAACCGAACACACATCGGTATTTGCGTCTAATACTTCTAACTGCAATTCAAAACAAATATGATGCCATCCACGATCTGACCAACCGTTACCGATAATACTTTCTGCCAATCTCGGTAATCGTTCGTTATATGCATATATAAAATCAGCATTACCACCAATCCGCATAGCCATACCCGAATAATCTGCATAAACATGGCTCCAATATCCATGGATAACAAGAAACCCGTTATTGATAACGCTTCCGGTTGCCAATGTGTTTTTGGATGTGTTTAAAATTGATTCAAAAAATGGTAATGCCATCCAAATATTACCATTTCCATCATCATTAGGTGTACAAATTGTAAACTCAAAAGTTCTTTGAATAGGTTTTGCTTCGTTATACCAAATACCCTCAGAATCAAAAAATGCCGGATAATCAGAGCCAAATTTCCGATTACATGCTAGACAACTAACACCATCGACTTCTGTTATATCTGTATAGTACGGATCTTCAATACAGCCTTTTGATATTAAATTACCTCGTAAAACATTTATTTTACCGTTTGCAAAATTACAAACAAACAATGTATTTTCTGACAATGTACCCCAACCAACAACGCTATTGGCTGATACATTAACAGTTTGCGACAATGTAATTATATTATCGTTAATATCAACCACTTCACATGTGTATGTGATTGTAGAAACTGGCGCAACTGTTATGCTTGTTGCTGTTTCGTCATTATCCCACTTGCAACTTTGAAAATCGCCTTGTAAAGCAAGTGTTACCGTATCTCCGGCATTTATGAATGTACTGCTTGCAATAATGTACGGTTTAACTGTTAATTCAGTAAATTTCAGATTGTTTATATAAAATTCTGTGTTATTGGATGTTACATAATTCTGCGCACCAAACGTTAAACCTTTTTTGATTACGGTTAAATTGTCTGTGTCCTCGTATGTGTAAATTAACGTGTTATCGCTATAAATTGTGAGTACATTGCTTTCTCTGTGCAGTTTATAAGTGAACCATGTATTATACGTGTTTATTGTCGGGATTATTATGCTTGTATAAGTCCCGTCACTGTTTTTAATGTTTAACTGTATTTTGCCATCGTCATAATCTTGTAAATTAAAACAATCCGGTGCTTCAAAAAACACATACGAACGATTACCGATTTTTCTAACGTCAAATTCAATTTCATAATCGTCTATATCTCTGAATTTTGCACCGACATACGAATAACCTCTTTGATTATAATTGCTTCCGGCATCTGGATTATGCAGACAATAATCACCGCTTTCAAGTTCTACAAATTCATAATTTGACATGGCAATGTTTAACGTTGGGCTTTCTTTCCAGTCTGAATTTAACGCATGATTATCGGTAGTTTGGTCATTAAAATTAACATCAAGCAATACTCTACTCATTGTAATAGTTACTCCATGAATCGCTAAACTCTACATTATCAACGTCTAAAGTCATGCTGATTTTGTAACATGCACCGATATTGTTTCGGAAATTCAAAGACTCTGTAATCTGCCCGTTTTGAATCCGTACTTTTCGGGCAATTATCGGATCTGTGGTTTCTAAGCGGTCATTCAAAATAGGTGCAATAAACCAGTCGCAACCGTGATTAATACTGTTTTCATAAAAGTTTAGCCATGTTTGATAGTCAGTGATGTTATTGAACTGTAGGTTAACTGACAGTGTGTGCGGTGCATCAACTGATAGCAAACGCTGTCTTACAGTTCCGTTCGTCATGGTAGTTCTTATGACTGACGGTGAACGTTTAAGACTGTAACTGTTTTGTAAGAATTTAGGTAAAGTATTAGGGTAAAAATTCATTTTAGTATCCTTGTCTTGCTAGTCCATAAGTACCCGACATTGCATTTGCAACTGCGCCACCGTTTCTAATATTCGATACAATCACATCAATTATTGTCTGAGTATCATCGTCAGTCCTTTGGTTCACTTGCCCTGCCCGTGATGCATCCTCAATCAGATTTACTTGAACGTTTGATTGACCGGCATTGGAAAGCAAATCAGCAGTATCTTTTCTGCTGGTAACAGTTGCCGGACCCTGTATGAGTTCCGGACCGTATTCACCGACGATACCCAGAGCGCCGGATGCAATCTTTCCGCCTTTATCGTGCATAGTCACACCTTTTAATTGGCTCAGAATCTGTGTCGTCATAGCAATCGCCTGGCCATAAGCGGCAATACCGGCAGGGAAGAACGGCTGAGTAGTGAGAGCAGAAGACCACGCAACAATAGCATTGGCTGTAGCAGAAGCTACGGCAAAGCCTTTCTGCAGCGCAAATGCGGCTTTGTATGCTCCGGAGTTTTCGTTGAGTCCTGTAGTAAGGTTCTGGAATCCGGTGGCTACCTGGCCGAGTGCGTCAGCAGTTTCTTTGTAAGGTTTGGCCCATTCGTCATGTTTAGCTTTACGCTTCTTGTCCTGGTATTCACCGTCCTTTTTGTAATACTCTTCCCGAAGTGCGGCTAAAGCTTCCTGATATGCAGTCTCGCTAATCAGTTCCTGGTCGTGATACTGCTGCAGCATTTCAAGTTTCTGCTGATATTGATTCTGTAATCTTACCAACTCACCATCACCGTTAAGAGTCTGCATGAAATCGTAGGTTTCCTGATTGAGTGCTTTTCTGGCATCAAGATACTGTTTTTCGATAGCAAGTTTGACCGCATTGTACTCCTCTTCAGAAACATTACGGTTCTCAGCGTACATTTTGTTGAGTTCCAGAAGTTTCTTCTGATACTGATATTCAATCTGCTCAGACTTTGACAAGGTTCTAGCCTGGTCATCAAGGAAGCGCTGATAATATGCAGACCAGGTATCTTTCCATACCAATGCGGAAGACTTACCACCTTTGCCGTCTTTATCTCCTTTATCGTTGCCGATGGTAGTACCGCCGGTAAGATTAGTAGGTGCGTTCTCTGTAGTTCCGGTTAATTCAGATGCGGTTGTAATCTTGTGGCCACGTGATGCGGCTATACCTTTAGCAACCTTGTCATAATACTCATTGATCTCTTTATTGATTCTCTGATTAGACTGCTCAATGTTATCAGTAAATTTGTCAGCGAAAGTTTTATTAGAGTCCTTTATGCTGTCGAGCTGCTGCTTTAAATTCTGCTGATATAAAGTCTTGTAATCGGTATCTCCGGCGAACATTCCGCTGCGGAGAAATCTGATTAAATCTCTGTCGGTTACAGTTGCAGAGCCGGACTGTCTGATGAGTTCTGCACGTGCTTTTTCATACTCTCC